TGCATTTTTAATTTTCTCAATTGCCTCACCAAGTTCAAAACCAGCAATTCCAACACCCTCCTTTTTGTTAAGCTTTTGAAGTAACTTTTCATCTTTCTTTGTTAGGAATCTAAACTTAAGTTTATGCTTTGTAAGTGGCAATTCATAGTCGAAATAGCCATTCTCATCAGATTTAAGATTAAACGGCTTGTATGTTAACTGCTGAAGGTCTACATCTGTCTTGACTTGCTTCTTTGTAAGTGGGTCTGTTGCAGTAATTGGGAATAAATTGCCATAACTTGTTCCACGAAGGAAAACCATAATAGCATCAACATCTCCAGCAACCAATTCGTCAATATTAATGTTTTTATTAAGAATCTTCTTCTTTAGTAAGACATCACTCACTGAACCAGATTCATAAAGATTAGGCGATGTAAGCAAATTCTCATCAGCAGCAGTTAAATAGCCTACTGGGACTTGTGAAATCTTATGTTTGTAACACTCACCCTTGCTTGGTAATTTAATAAGGTCATACTGAGCATTAGGGTCAACATTATTATAAATCATATCGTTGGAAGCAACAATTTCTTCCGTTACAATTGCATTCTGTTCAAAACTATCAACAACACTATCAGCCAAATCGTATAAGTTTGCGTCTGGATTGTCAATTTTATCATAAAATGACTCTTCAGTGTTATCACTCATAGCATCAACCTTCTCATTATAACCGTTTTCATAGTCCATCTTTGTTAATGCATCATATACACTATCAATATCATAATCTGTATTAACAATCTGGTCAATGCCACTTATTTTTTCTGGTGTTTGGTTATCCTTTACACACTTTTGAGCAAATTCTGGGCTAATTTTATTCATTTGATTAATCAAATCATTAATCATTAAGTCCATCCTCTCAACAGTTTCTTTTTTACCCCTAAGTGCCACGTCTTCTCTTGTTGCAACATGCATCTTATAGGTTGATTCAAGGATTAAAAGCTGTTTCTTCTCGTCCTCTGTTAACTTTTTCTTTCTTGGCATCTTATTTTAACTTTATTTTCTTTACTTTAAAATTTTCATGCATTGAACGTACAATAAATAACCATTTTGAGAAATTTTCTCTTCAATTTCACACTTTTCTAACTTAAACCTAACTTCTTTGTTTGATTTATTCAAAAACGAAAGTTGCAAATCTCTCTTTGGTATATTTTTATTTACCCATTCTTCACCCATTTGCTTACCATGCTTCAATATGCTATTAGTTTCACTGTTCCATTGTGACATTTCTTCAGTAAACTCTGCGTCCATTGAACCACCAAATAAATTTACAGTCACCAAAAACTCTCTTTGAGCAGCAAATTTATCAATCATTGAATCAACACTCTCTGGTGTTGAGCCATTTGGAGAATATAAAGAACATTCACACTTGGCATATGACACCTTTTCTTCAATATTCCTACCAGAACCTTGGTTATGAAATCCACCGTAGTAAGTGTCACTTTGAAAACCATTTCCAGCCATTGTGTTGAATATTAAAGCACCGTATGAAGCTTCTTCGTCCTTCAATGCCTTCACATAATCTTCTTCAGAAGCATAATAATCATTCATTTCTTGATTTTCTGCCATCGAAGTTTGATATGGTATGTACAAATTAAACTTCATAGGTATAAGTTGCTACATAATTAGTGTTCGAACAATTAGCTGTATATTCAAATGGTGCATCATACACTGTATTATCATTATAAAAATATACATAATCAACACTATCTGTTGAGGTTGTTATCCAATTAATCTTTTCCATCTTTATTTAACTTGTTTATATGTCTTTTATTCATTTCTTTTTTCTTGAGCTCCACTTGTGCCGATAAATAAAGCTTCTCTTTGAGCATTTTCATAACCTCACTTGGGTTATTTCTAATGTCATGTTCCCATATTCTTATGACTGGTATTCCATGTAATGCTGCCCAAGCATCTTTTTCTCTATCAATACGCATGCTTTTCTTCTGGGTTGGATTCATTTGCTCCCTCACAAGCCCATATCCGTGCCAATAGTCACCATCCACCTCCAAGATTACATTGCTTTTTATAATATAATAGTCAAAAAATCTTCCGATTTCTTTTGCTTCAAATTGCCAAATATACTCAACTCCTAATTTATCAAGAAAATCTTTTGCAAAGTCTTGCTCAAGTTGGCTAGTACCAAAATCTGCATGTTTCTTCTTTTCTTTCATTGGCTTCGCTAATTTTGGAAGTCTTGAGTCTTTATTATTAGATGTTTTCGTTGTTGAATTTTTCTTGTTAGGTGTCTTTTTTATGTTATTCTTGGTTACTTGCTTCATTTTCTCTCAACATTAATCTGTTCTTCCAATATACATATCCCCAAGCTATATTATCAATTAAACAACAACATCCCCATAAGAAAATTGATGTTTTTAGACTTGGCAAAAACAATAATGCAGCACTAAAACCCATTATACATGTAATTCCAGCTATAATTGAGCAATTATTGTCGTATATCTCTCTATCTTTATCTTTCCAAAGCTTGGTTCTAAAAGCCATTAAACACTTACCAACCAATACAGAAATTAAACTTGAATATATTAATGAAGCAATAGCAAATACCCATACATTCCAGCTTATAAATGTTAAATACATTCCAAGTAAAAATGCCCCAATACTTTCTGCTGCAACCAATACAATAAAACCATTCATCGCCTTCTTTCTAAGCTTACCTTGCCACACCATTCCAACTAATAACGTTGATACTGACATTACAAGAGATTCTATTGCTACCCATTGTGCTGGCAATGCTGTAATAATAGCCTTTACAATGGTAGGGTTGATATATGTCATCACCAAGCCTAATACAAAAGTACTTAACGCAATCCACTTCTGGTTCTCATCAAGCTTTATATTGATTTTCTCTAAAAATTTTGTAATCTGCATTTTCGAATTTCTTATCTATTTCTTGAAGAAGTGGCACTTTTTCATAATCAAAGATATCATTATCTAATAGCACTGTATCTCTTTCTTGGCCTCTCCTTAACTCTCTTTCAAAACCAGAGTCAATTGATGGTGCATAGAATTGTTTCCCTTCAATTGCTTTGTTAATTCTATTTGCTTTCTCACTTAAAGTTCGTAAATCCACCATCTCTGTTGGTAAACCAAATAAAATAGCACGTTTCTTATTTTCTAATACTTGTAGCTGACGTATTGCTTCTTTAATCGCACTAATCGAATGTGAATTAAAATTAGTTACTTGCTCAACATATAACCTTTCACTGATATCATGATTCAAATTCCAATACCCAACACATTTTTCTACATTATCAATCTTGTTCTTCTCTAAAATATTTTCTAATTCCGCAATAAGGCCAATTGTATTATCAATGTTGTATTTTGTTTGTAAATCAAATACACCATCCATTAAAGCATTCTTTCCAAATATCATTTCTTCCAACTTTATAATTAAAATATAGCCAAAACAATATAAAAAACAAATGAGGCATACCATACGGTACACCTCATATAACATCTGCAATTATAATTCAAAATTAGAAGCACAATACACAATACTGTGGCTGAATCTGAATGGTAATCTCAGCAAGGTCACTTGAATTATAATTCAAAGCTCCAAAATCAGTATTATCAGTTAACATACAATTCTTTAACACCCACTTTGAAACAACAACACCAGTTGGGTCAAGCATCTCAAGCTCAAGGTCACGCATATAACCAGCAGCATAACCCATACGACCAGTTACAGACTCTGCATGAAGACGAACCCACTCCATAATTGCTTGTGAAGTAGAAGGGCCAATGAAATCACGAAGAGTAACTGAAATAGGCTGCCATGTATAACGACCAGCAACATAAGTCTCTGTGTTTAAAAAAGGTATCGCAGTCTTTGTAATGTTAATCTTAGGCCTTTGAGAAGTAGATACCCAATACTCTTGCACACCAAGGTCGGAGGGAAATCGCATGAGAAACCTATTCTGTCTCAATGGTTCATTTTGTATTGGAGCATTTAAAAGTAAATCTGCCATATCAATTATTTAACGTTAAATTATTATTCTTAGTATATAAATAGTGTTATGTGTGTTTTTTAAGCTGCACCACCGCCATTAGAAGCACTATCCTTTTCAGATACTGCCTTATCACACATCAGCCAAATCTTCTTATAGAACTGATAAGCCTCACTATCAACATCTTGTGCATAATCTTGCAAACCGTCAAGTGCAATTTCACGAATATGTGCAATTCTTTCATCACTTTTAGAAAGGTTCATATCAGTTTTTTCTTCTTGAGGTTGTTGCATTTGTGCTTGTTCTGGGTTACCACCATGATAATGAGCAATATCTTGCTGTTCTGGGCCGCTCATAGGCTTTTCTTGTGGCATTTCTTCGTGTGGCATAGGTCTTCCTTCAGGAGCCATGCCAAAATCCTCTTTAAGGATGGTTTGAGCAAGCTTAAAGCTATCAAGTGCCTCATTTAATGCATTATTTTTCTTCATTTACGTAAATGTCTTAATTTTCTTATTATAAATATTGTTTAAACCAACTTTTTTTGGTAGATTTGCAAGTGAATTATTATACTATTATTAAACATGAGTAAAAAGAGAGTTCTATATAATAAAAGTACAATGTCTTTAAATGATTTTAAAGAATATATTGTATCAGAATATAAAGATAAATACACATTAGATGAATCATCTTGGGTAGACTGGGAAACACCTATGAGAATTCATTGTGATAAGCATGGGTGGTTTTATAGGAAGCCTAAAGAATTTGGTGAAGGATTTTTGTGCCCATATGATTCAAAAATGATAAAGGCAACACCAAAATGGTTACCTTATTCATTTGAAGAAAGGGCTAAAATTAAATTTGGCGATAGGTTCGAATACCATCTTGAAAATTATATTGATTGTAAACATGAAATTGAAATTGTATGTAGAAAGCATAATCATTCTTTTATGATTACACCAGACCAGCATTTATTACTTAACGATGGTGGTTGTCAAAAATGTGCAAGTGAAAGTGCCCATAATAAATTCGCCAAAACAACAGAAAAATTCATTAGTCAATCAAAATCTATTTGGGGTGCTGATACATTTGATTATTCTAATACAGTATATTATAATAGAAACGAACATATTACGTTAATTTGTAAAAAGCATAATATTAAATTTGAACAGACAGCATATAAACATTTACGTCACCACGAACAATGTACAGAATGTTTGCGTGAAGCAAATAGAGAACGTAATTTGATGCAAAGTAAAATATTTGCTGATAGGTCTTCTATCGTTCATAACGGAAGATATAAATATGATAAAGCAGACACCAAAAACAGAAATGAAAGGGGGCAAGTTGAAATATATTGTCCAATACATGGATATTATTGGCAAGACCCACAAGACCACTTAGCTGGTAGAGGGTGTCCTAAATGTGCTGGTTTAATTTCAAAGCCAGAAGAGGAAATTAAAAAATTCATTATTAATAATCTACCAAATATTGAAATTCAACAAGGAAGATATGGTATTATTGGGAGAAAACAACTTGATTTATATATTCCATCAATGTCTATTGCCATAGAGTTTAATGGTTTGCACTGGCATACAGAAGGATTTGGAAGAGATAAACATTATCACTTATCAAAACTTGAAGAATGTAATAAGAAAGATATTCAATTAATGCAAATTTTTGAAGATGAGTGGATAGAGCATAAAGAAATTGTTTTATCTAAAATTGCTCATTTATTACATTTTAATCATAACGAAAAGACAATTCGTGGTCATAAATGTGAAATTAAAGAGATTTCTAAATTAATTGCTGAACCTTTCTTTAATGAAAATCATATTCAAGGATATGGTAATGGTTCTATCATTCTGGGTGCATTTTTTGAAAATGAACTAATTGGAGCATGTGTTTTTAAGAAAGAAAAAGCAGATGGATATTGGGAACTAACCAGAATGGCAACCAAAACAACTTATTTGTGTCATGGAGTATGTGGTAAATTGTTTAAAACATTTGTAAACAAATATAAACCTATTGAAATCAAATCTTTCGCTGATAGAAGGTGGACACTAAATAATAAATCTAACCTTTATACCTCTCTTGGATTCGTTCTAGATAAAACATTACAACCAGACTATAGATATGTTATTGGAAACAAACGTATACACAAATTTAATTGTCGTAAAGAAAGGTTACATAAACAATTTAATTTGCCTATGACAATGACTGAATCTGAAATGACTAAAGAGTTAGGGTTTGATAAAATTTGGGATTGTGGTTTATTTAAGTATATATGGAGGGTATAATTAACTCTCCAT